GTGTTATGTGCGCGTGAATTCCAAACTTCCCTAAAAGACTCCGTTCATAAGCTGCTATGCGACCAAATACAGGCTTTGGGGCTCGAAACGTTCTACGACGTAGCACAAGCCACAATCAGGGCTAAGAACGGTTCAGAGTTCAATTTCGTTGGCCTAAAGAATAACGTTGCTAACGTCAAATCATACGAAGGCGTTGATATTTGTTGGGTTGAGGAAGCTCAGACGGTTAGCCGGTCAAGCTGGAATACCTTGGTTCCTACTATTCGTAAACAAGACAGCGAGATTTGGATCACATTCAACCCTGAGTTAGAAACCGACGAGACTTACCAGCGGTTTGTAATTCATGCGCCTGATAACGCAATAGTTCGCAAGATCAACTGGTCAGATAATCCTTGGTTCCCACAGACGTTGCGTGAGGAAAAGGATCAGTTAAAGCTTAGAGATGTTGCAGCCTACAATAACGTTTGGGAAGGCTTGTGCAGGGTTACGGTTGATGGGGCTATCTTTGCCGACCAAATGCAGCAAGCAGAGTTTGATGGTCGGATTACTAAAGTTCCATATGACGCATCAAAGCCAGTTCATGCGGTGTTTGATCTTGGGTGGGCAGACCACACAGCAATTTGGTTTGTGCAATTTATCGGAATGGAAACAAGGCTGATCCGATATATACAAGACACGCAAAAGACCATGACGCATTACCTGGCTACGCTTCAGACGTTTGGTTATGTTTACGACACAATCTGGCTACCGCATGACGCTCAGAACAAAACCCTTGCGGCTGCTGGCATGACGATTGAGCAGATTGTTAGGAACGCAGGATTTAAGACTAGGGTTTTGGAACGTGTGCCGGTTGTTGACAGCATAAATGCAGCGCGTACAATCTTCCCAAAATGTTATTTTGATAGAGAAAACACCGCTGAAGGCTTACAATGTCTGCGGCATTATCGGTACGAAGTCGATCCAGATACCAAGCAATTCAGCAGGAATCCGTTGCATGACCATTATTCGCATGGTGCTGACGCTTTTAGGTATATCGGCTTAATGATTCAAGAACCGCGAAAGACAAGGCAAAGGCCACAGTCTGCGCACCTTGGCAACCCTGTTAGTTGGATGGGATAATGGCAAATAATCAAGAAGGCGACTACGATCCAATTATCGAGGAAGCCAAGCAATTCCTAAAGTTCTGCAATGACGCTGACACTATGAACCGTCAGGAAGCTTTGGAGGACTTAAAGTTCGTCAATGGCGACCAATGGCCGGTTGAGCTACAAAACAGCCGAAACCTTGAATCCCGCCCATGTCTGACCATTAACAAGCTAGACACATATTGTCGGCAGGTCATCAACCAACAACGTCAGCAGCGTCCTCGCATCAAAGTTCATGCGATGAATACCAATGAGCAAGCTGCCGAAGCTCAGGTCATTCAAGGCATCATTCGCCACATTGAGGTAAATTCAAACGCTGATTACGCTTATGACAACGCATTTGATTATGCGGTGCGCATGGGTTGGGGTTATATCCGCATCAACACCAACTATGTAAGCGAAGATTCGTTCGACCAAGAAATCTATATTGACCCTGTTGATAACCCTTTCACAGTCTATTTAGACCCGAATTCGATATTGCCTGACGGTTCAGACGCTGAAAAAGCGATGATTACTACCGTTATGAGCAAAGAAGTATTTCAAAAGATGTATCCAGACGCAGACGAAACCAATTGGTCAATGCGTGGTACTGGCGACAGTCAGAACGAATGGATAATGAAGGAAGATATTCGGCTGGCTGAATACTTCTATACATGGCGCAAGAAAGTTAAGCTTTGCCTATTGTCTGACGGTTCTCACGTTTATGAAGATGAACTGAATCAGCAGGAAATGGACATTGCTGGCATTACGCTGATATCCAAGCGCGACAGCTTCAAGAAGGTTATCAAGTGGAAGAAGCTAACCGGCGTTCAGGTTCTTGAGGAACGTGATTTGCCAGGCAAGTACATTCCATTAGTGCCGGTGTACGGCAGGCACATGATTATTGGCGACAAGCGCAAGAAATTTGGCATGGTTCGCTTTGGCAAAGACCCGCAGCGCATGTACAACTTCTGGCAAACAAGCTTAACTGAATCGGTTGCGCTTGCACCCAAAGCCAAATGGATTATGGCTGAAGGCCAAGACGAAGGTCATGAAGCGGAATTTTGCTAAATTGTTTAGTATCTGGATCGACTTCATAACGATAATGCCGCAAACATTGCAGACCGTCTGCGGTGTTTTCTCTATCAAAATAACATTTTGGGAAGATTGTACGCGCTGCATTAATACTGTCAACAGTTGGAACCCTGTCCAAAACCCTGGTCTTAAACCCTGCGTTCCTTACAATATCCTCAATCGTCATGCCAGCCGCTGCAAGGGTAGAACTCTTGGCATCATGCGGTAGCCAGATCGTATCGTACACATAGCCAAACGTCTGCAGCTTGGCTAGGTAATGCGTCATTGTCTTTTGGTTATCTTCAAAATATCGAATAAGCCTTGTTTCCATTCCAATAAATTGCACTAACCAACAAGCTGTGTGATCTGACCAACCTAAGTCAAAGACCGCATGAACTGGCTTGGTTGGGTCATACGGTACTTTAGTAATCCTGCCATCGAATTCAGCCTGTTGCATTTGTTCGGCAAAGATAGCACCGTCAACCGTAACCCTGCATAAACCTTCCCAAACGTTGTTATATTCCTGAATGCTCCTAACCTTGGTCTGGTCTTTTTCTTCTTTTAGCGTATCTGGAAACCAAGGATTATCTGACCAGTTGATCTTCTGAACTATTGCATTGTCTGGCGCATGAACCACAAACCGCTGGTAAGTCTCGTCAGTTTCTAACTCAGGGTTAAACGTAATCCATATCTCGCTGTCTTTCTTACGGATGGTAGGCGTTAAGGTTTTCCAGCTTGATTGGCTAACCGTCTGCGCTTCCTCAACCCAACATATATCAACGCCCTCGTAAGATTTGACGTTGGCAACGTTATTTTTTAGGCCGACAAAGTTAAACTCTGAGCCGTTCTTGCCCCTAATGGTGGCTGCGGTTATATCGTAGAAGGTATCAAGGCCAAGCTCTACGATCTGGTCGCATAGCAGCTTGTGTACTGAGTCTTTTAGGGAAGTTTGGAATTCTCGCGCACAAAGTATGCGTAGCGGGTCTTTAGCGGCAAGGATTAATAAAGCTCTAGCAACGCCCCAAGACTTAGCGCCGCCTCGACCACCGTATAAAACCTTGTATCTGGATTTTTCAAACAGGCATGAAAGCTTTTCGGGAAACTCTGCCTTGCTTATAGCCTGGCTAACTACATCACTCATTTGGCTTGATGAAGGTTACTTGAATGCCTGTCAGCAATGGTGCGCCTTCTGCGCCTGTTAGCTCTGTTTGTTGCATAGGCTTACCATCAAACCTATCTATCAATTCCTTGACCGCCCAAGGTTCGCCTAACTCAGCAGCGGAGAATAGCGTCTCAGCCACGTTTCTAAGGCGTTGCGGTTCTTGCACAGCTATCTTGCGAAGCTGGTCATAAAACATTTTGCCCTTAGCTGCGTTCAAATTGCCCAAAGGTGCGCCTGACATTGTAATAATCCTTAAATTGTTGAATTGACTACGGTTTTGATTTAACAGCCGTATTCAATGCGTTAATGAATGCGTCCATCGTTGTATCTGCTTGCTTTGCAAATTCTCTGCCTTCTTTGTGTTGCTGAAAGTTGTTACTTACCTTTGGTTCCAAGGTAGATGGCTTTGGAAATTCGCCCAGCGGCATATTCTCGTTCGAGTGCATTTTCTAATTCCTTTCTTACTTTAGCTGCGTTAATTGTTGGCAATTCACTAAGTTTGATTGATTTTGCATTTCCTTTGCCTCGTGAATTATCTACGACGCGAATCTGAACCTTGTCATTGCCTTTGTATTCTTTGCCTAATTGCTTGATTGTGTCTAATGCGCCAATATGGGTTTTTAAGAATTCTGTTAGCGGTACAGTTCTGCCAGTACCTAATTCTTTTTCCATATTTGAAGCTCGTTGCAATGCTCCGTTTACAAAAGCATCTACTGGATCGCGGTAAGTATAAATAACTTTTAGCATGGACGGAGGAACTGCTTGGTAATTTTTGACCTGCCGCTGCCGCCTAGCATGAACACCTATTGGCGCAATTTTAGGGGCAGAACAATATTGTCCAAAGCTGGCAGAAAGTTCAAAGCTGACGTATCTGAACGAGTTATTGAACAAAATGTGCCGAAATTGAGCAATGCAAGGCTTGATGTGACCATTTTTTTGCATCCAAGGGATAAGCGCAAGATTGACTTAGATAACCGCTTGAAAAGCTGCTTAGATGCCATTCAAGACGCTGGCGTTTATGATGATGACGAGCAAATTGATAGTTTGACTATTC